ACAAATGCAAAGAGCAAAAGACGCATCTGAAGACCACACCGCTGTGCATGGTACAAATCAAGATCAAGCAAAAGAGAGAGAAAAGTTAAAACAAGATGTTATGAGAAGAAAAGCTCAAATGAAAAGAGATCAAGAGTTATCTCAAAGGCTATCGACAATAGAAAACAATATTGATAAAATTTTAAGTAAAATAAGTAAAACATCTTAGACAACATGCTTCATTAAATAATTAATATCGAGGTGTTTATGACTATTTTTAAAAATACAGGCAAAAGCATTCAAGAAGCAGAGAAGCTTAAGAAGAATATTGAACAAAGCGAGTCTTCAGAAGATCTTCCTCTTGGAATACGTATGCCTTTAGAGAAAAGCTTCTCTCCAAACGAGTCTTTGTTTAAAATGAACAAAGATATCAAGAGTCAAGTTTCGAACAATTTTAAGACTTTTTTGCTGACAAAAAAAGGTGAGCTATTATGTAAACCTGACTTTGGGACTAGCATGTCTTCTATCTACAACAGAACTGATTTAACTGTCGACCAAATTGAAAGCATAGTTATGGAAGAAGTAAGTATCAGTACAAGGAAATATTTTCCTTTTATACAACTGTTAGATTTTGAAAGCAAAAATATAACAAATAACGAAGAAAGCAATGCTGACTTTTTTAAAGTAGTTATAAGATATTCAATAGAAGGCTTTGAAAATGAAATTAACAGTATTGAATTGACAATTAGGAGGTCCGCTTAATGTCAGCAAATATATCAAAAAAGCTTAGAAATCAAAGAAAAGATCAGTATATTAATAAAACCTTTGATGAATTTAGAGGAGAGTTGTTAAATTATGCTCGATCTAATTTTTCAAATCAAATTCAGGACTTTTCAGAAAGTTCTTTAGGTGGTATGCTTCTTGATTTTGCTTCAATTGTTGGAGATTCTTTGACTTATTACGTAGATCAGCAAATGAATGAACTAAACTATGAAAATGCAGTTAATACTGAAAATATAATTAGTCATTTAAGAAGAGCTGGCGTAAAAGGTGGAGGAGCAACAGCTGCAAGTGTAAATGTTAGCTTTTTTATTGAAGTTGATATTGACGACTCTGCACCTCTTAATTCTTTACAACCTTTAGAATATCAACTACCTATTGTTAAAGCTGGAACAGCTCTATCATCAGTTAATGGAATAAATTTTATTCTTGCTGAAGATGTTGACTTTGGTTACGGGTATGAAAAAGAAGTTGCAGAAGTCGATGATAACGGGACACCTCAGACATTAATTCTTAAAAAGAAAGGTCTTTGTACAAGCGGAGACTTTGCAACTGAAACTGTGTCTTTTCCGACAGACGATCAAGGTCTATTTTTAAGTTATAACCTTCAAAACCCAGATATACAAAAAATTACTAGTGTACTAGATAGTGACTTAAATGAATACTTTGAAGTTGATTTTCTAAGTCAAAATACAGTTTATCTAAAAGTTGAAAATGCTAAAGAAAAATACTTTTATCCAACAGTTGCACCTTTTAGATATACGATTGAAAGAAACTTTTTAAACAGTACTTCAGCTATTCGATTTGGTAATGGTAGCGGCAAAACAATAGAAGACAATTTACTAACAAACCCAGAGGATTTTATTTTACCTCTAAAACATAGATCATATGACTCTAACGTTTCGATTGACCCTGGTTCTCTTTTAACTTCTAACTCACTAGGTGTTTCACCCGCTGGCAAAACAGTTACAATTCAGTATGTTCATGGTGGAGGAGTTAGTCATAACGTCCCAGAAGAGTCTATAGAAACTGTAATAAGACCATTAATTGTTTTTCCTTATTATAATTTAGAAAGTCCAGACCCGGGACAATCTTTAGAAGATGTTACAGATCAAATATTAGAGTCTTTAGACGTCCTGAATGAAGAAGAAGCTGTAGGTGGGTCAAACAGCTTATCTCTTGAAGAGATGAGAAATCAAATACCGAATGCAATTACAATGCAAAATAGAATTGTTAATCAAAAAGATTTGATTTCTAGAATATATACAATGCCTTCAGACTTTGGTAAAGTGCATAAAGTTGCTGTCTTAAGTAACGAATATACAAATCTTGCTAAAGACATTTTTGTCATATGTCGAAATCAAGAAGGACAATATGTTTATGCAAACGATGCATTAAAAATTAACTTAAAAAATTATATTGACGAGCACAGAGTTTTAGGTGATAGCTTTAATATTATAGATGCTCCAATATTTAACTTCGGAATAGACTTAACATTAAAAATTAAGTCAAACTACACTATTGAAGAAGTACTTGACAATGTCATCTCTAGAATAGTTCAAAACATGAGATTTGAAACCCTTCAGATAAACGAAGCTATTAACGTTAATGATATTATAAATGTAACACTAAATACTCCTGGCGTTTCCAGTATTGTTACATTACCTGAAAATATTATAACGTCTAAGAGTTTTCAAGACGACTTTTTTGATGACGAAGAAGAAATTGATATTGAATATGCAAGAAACTCTTTTTCTCCACAACAACAATTTCAAGACGGATTTATATTTCCCAATAGAGGCGGAATATTTGAACTTAAACATTTAGACTTTGACATTGTTGTTAGAAACGGATGATTAAATGATTATTACTAAAATTGCAAAAAAAGACACGTTTATAACAGATCTTTCAACGTCATTAAATCAAGGCGTTTCAGCAAACTTTGGTCAAGCATCGACGCTTGATCTTTTTAAGATATATCAAGAAAACAAAAATGTAAAGTCTAGAGCTTTAATAACATTAAATAATCTTGTAGACGGAAATACTATAACTATTATTGATTCGTTAGGCGTTTCTAAAACGTTTGAATTTGATAACGATGGTAATAGTGTAGCCGGGAACGTTTCTTTTACTAATTTTAACAATTTAATAAACAGAATAAACGACGCTGCTAACTTTGCTGTTAGTGCATATAAACTAAGTAATACGGAAATTCTGTTAATTCAGGACAATCCTGGAGTTTCTGGTGATACATCAATTACAGTTGTAGGTGCTGGCATTACTTCAAAAAATTTCAAAAGATTTGAGCACTCTGCGGTTTTGGTTAATTTTGATTTAGCAAGTATACTAGATGATCACATTTCGGAGAGAGCAAAATCTATATTTAAGACTGGTCAATATAAAGCGTTTGTCACTCTAACAGATGTCGGAGCAGCTGCAACTTCAAGTAAAGACTATACTTTAAGGATCAGACCACTTAAACACGACTTTGACGAAGGTATTGGCAGAGACACGCTACACTTTTCAGACAAAGGAGGTGCTAGCTTTGAGACAATTAGCAAAAGCGAAAACTGGAGTGTTTCAGGTTTTGTAACTGACGCTGAAGTTTACGGTGGATCCACATATGAGTCTACATTTACTGTATTAAAAGGCAACGAAGATGTAACTTTTGATATAACAAGCTATGTCGAGCACTTCTTGACAACTCATGGTATAGACAATGCAATTAGAACTCAAACATTTGTTATAGAGTTGGTTTACGACAACTTGTTTGATGAAAACACATATTTCTTAAAAAGACTAGGTAGTAGAAATCTGTCTTATATGTTTAACAGACCAAAGCTTCAAATTAAAACAAAAGATGAAAATTTTGAAATTGTTAATTTTGATAATAAAAAAAGGTTCTTAGATATTAAAGAAGACTTTTATGTAACAAATCTTGTCAACAAAAAGCTAACTTCTTTTCCTGGGAATACTCATTTGCAGATGAATTATGAGGACGAAACAATAAACGAAACAGTTTTAAGATTTCTTAGAGTTCCTGCTGATGGTGATTACTTGACAATTACAGACTCAGACGGGACAAGCAAAACATACGGTTTTAGAGCTGACGGAGAAGCAATTGGTGGAGATGTTGATGCCTTGAGAGTTGTACAAACAGTTGTTGATGCATCAACTATTACAAACTCTGCAGTAGTTTCATCATTAAAAGGTATTGTTGACGGTGTCAACGGGCACAATGGATCAGTTTCTTCTAACACTTTAAACAATACAATAACAATATCTCATACAAATCCTATTTTAACTCAGGAAAGCTTTGTAGTTAAAAATGTTGATGTCAATAACTCAATTATTTTAAAAGAAAACAAGACCAATTTTAATATTTTTGCTGCAACAATATCATCAACTACAGTAAGTGATTATAAGGGAAGTGCACTATCAGGAATTAAGAAATTTACTGTTCCTGGTCCAAACGGTGCCACATTGTCTACAATAAGTAGATTTAATAGCAGTAATAAGTTTCAAAGTGATTTAGAGAAAAACAGTAAAGTTGAAGTCGACTTTAAATACTATGTTGCAAATGGTGGAAAAAACTATCTTCTTAAAAACGAAAAAGTAGATTTTCATTTGCCTGAAACTTCTGAAGAGGATTTGTTTAAAAACTTAAGGGTTACGTTAAATACACAGCAGAAAGAAATCAGTGCTGACGATGCAATAAAAACTTTAAAGTTTAGTTTTATTGACATGACAAGACAATACAAATCTATTAAGGTACCTTTTGACTTAGTGTCTGAAGATTTAGGTATGATAAGTTATCAAATGTATGATGTTGACACAGGAAAAACTTTGTTAGAAAACGATGAATCTTTTGATGATACTTCAATGTTTTTTAATGGAAAGTTCTATATAGCAAACTTATATGCAGCAAAAATTTACAAAGGACTTCGTGTAGGTTTTGTATTTGAATATACAGATCCTTTAACGGGACTTAAAAAGAAAATTGAAGATAGAAAGTTGATTGTGAGGTTTAAATAATGGCACCACCCGGATCAGCATCACTTGAAAAAATTATAAGAAATGATGCAAAACTTAAAAAAGCCTCGTATAACAGGACAATTCAGACTAATTCTATTGAAAGAAATAGAAAGTCAAAGCATACTGCAAAAACTAGCGACGAAGTTAATTTGCAAAATATCAACGAGTTCTTTGGTAGACTAGACGGCTATGACGGATTTTTCTCAACACAGCAGCTTGAAGACTTAGATTTTTCAAAATTTGAAAATCATGTATTTTTTGACTCCGCTGTAAGCAAAGTTCATTATGCGTACGAGAAGATTTTTAACGAGTTTCCTTATGACAAGTCTGAATATGAATTCTTTCAGTACTATAAATCATTGGATGGGTTTACAAAATATATTCTTGACAATAAAGTGCCAAAATCTTTAAATTACCTTAATTTTAATGGTGTAAATGAAGTTTTTGTAATAGACAAGACTGGTAATATTTTAGATGACTTCGTAGGTCAAAAACAACAAGGACTTTTTAACTTTAATAAAAGAAAATTTTCGTTTGATTTTTGGTTGTGGGTTAATACTGATACTACACAAGATGCTACACAGATTGTTTTTCAAAAAAAGAGTGGAAACAACGGAATTACAATATTTCTTGATAATTTTAATGACACATCTAACACATGTCAATTAAATATTTTAATTAATCATGCAAACGAATATCAAAAATGTTATGCAACGATTCCGATTAATGAGTTTATACACGCAAACATCTCAGTTTTATCATTAAAGGGCAAAAGACATATTAGAATATACAAAAATGGTCTAAAGGTTCAGACTACAAGTGAAGGATCAATATCAGGAAATACAAAATTTGAACAAGACGTATTGATTTCTAGTGTTAACATAGGTAACGGTGCAAGTCATTCATATTCTCCTGGAGGTTCTCTCAGTGTATCTAAAACTTCTGGTCTAAAAGGTGCTTTAGATGAATTTAGATTTTTTACAGGAAGTCGGACTGCAGAAGAAATTTACGAAGAAAGTCAAAAAGAAATACATGCAAGAGGAAATCTTCAAGTATATTACAAGTTTAATGAGCCAAACGATAACTTTACAAATAATCATATAGTACTTGATAGTAGCGGAAATAGAGTTCACGGTCTTATAAGAAAAAACGATGGAAATCTTTACGACGAAGGAGCAATATCAGCTTTTAGAACAAAGTTTACTCATAATAACGTAGAAGTTAAAACTCCGATCATATACGAAAAAGAAGATTATTCTCCAGTTATATTTTTAAACTATTCTAACATTAAAAGTCAACAAAACGAAATATTAGAGTCTGCTGAAGAATACGACAAAGAAAACCCAAATGCATTTTTTAAGCTGTTTCCAAAATATATCTTTGTCGACGGTTCAGACTTCGACGGTTTAGCAGACATATATGCTTCAAAAGAGTCGATTCAAATTGAAGGAAATGAAACTGAGTTAATGGGAATAACAAAGCCTAACAATTCAACAATTTTTAATTTGCTCTCAATATGGTCTAGGTTTTTTGATGGTCTCAAATGTTATGTTGATCATATTGTTAAAATACTTAAGATTGATTATGAAGACTTAAATGAAAACAAAAATCATGCTGGCGCTATACTACCTTATGCACTTAAAAAAATAGGTGTAGATTTTAGAGAAATATTTCCAAGCCCAATAATTGAAAAACTAGACAGTAAAAATCTTACTTACGATAAAATGTTTAGTCCTACATCAATAAGACAAATTCAAAACAATTTATGGAAAAGATTTCTGATCAACTCTCAAGACTTTGTTAGAAGTAAAGGTACTGTAAAAGGCTTGAAGTCTGTGTTTAACTCTTTTGGTCTTGAACCCGATACTTTTATCAGTTTTAGAGAATTTAATTCCCAAAACAAGTTAAACATGACTGAAGGTTTTGTTAGAAGTGTTGAAAATGTTAAATTTATAAACTTTTTTGAATCTTACATTTCTAATTTAAGTACTACATTTAATAATGCTGGCTTTCCAACAAATAGAATCTTGTTAAACTCTAACAGAATCGATTTTCAACCACCATTAGATGAAAATGGAAACAAACCTGCTTCTGATGGTCATAATTTCGGAGAGGATTTTGCTGTAGAAGCTTTTTTGAAGTTTGATAAAGATGACATTTCTTCATTGCCCAGCGAACAATCCATATTCAGATTAGACGCAGGAGACGAAAATGCTAACCCAGGAACCATACATCCTTTTATTAATCTAGTTTTTAAAAAAGACGCAAACAACAGTAATTCTTCAAAAGGAAAACTATCGTTACACGTCAACGAAACAAACAATAAAAATCACATAGAAGTTCTAGAATTAAACGACGTTGATATTTTAACAGGAAAACTTGTATACATATGTGTCAACAAAAAGAAGAAAACAGACAATCATTCTGTGTACGATTTAGTTATATCCGGGATGGACTTTGGATCTAAAAATTGTGAAATTCAAAAAGGCAGTTTGGTCATAAATATTCCAAATAAAGCTAACCTGTTGTGGAGTCAACTGAATGTAGTTAAGTTAAAAATAGGACAACAAAATATATATCCTAGCTCTGGTAACCAACACGATAAAATGAGTTATGTAGTTGAAAACGCTTGTCATCTTGCTGGAATTAGAGTTTGGGACAAGTATCTTACAGACCAAGATATTAAGATTCACAAAACTGATCTTTTTTGCTACGGTTTAAAAAATGACGACATGAGTCCGAGCCCTTACAATTCTAACAAGAAACTACTGTTTAATGTTAATTTAAAAGAAAGATTTAACACTTCAATTATCACTTTGCCAGAGATCGCAGATAACGATCGAATGCAGTTGGTTAATGATACATCTGTAGACAATAAAAGTAATAACGAGATATATCTTCACATACCAGACAGTTTACAAAGCATTAGTCCAATAAATAGTTTTGATTACATAAACTTAAGACAAGCTAAAAGCATTGATTTTCCAGAAAACTATTCTAGAGTTAATATTAACTCATTTGAATCAGAAAATCTTAAGTCTGAATATAACATACACAATAGTAGTCCAGACTTTTCTACAGAAGCTAGGTTTGTCGACCACGAGGATATAAGGTTTACAATTGACTTTTCAATAAGTAATTTTATTAACAATGAAATGTCAAAAATGATTCAAGTCAATGACTTTTTTACGAAAACCTTAAGTAACAGATCTTCGCTTTACGAAGATAGATATCAAAGTTTAGAAGAACTAAAAGTAGTATTTTTTGAAAAGCTTAAAAGTGAAATAAACATAAGACAGCTTTATCAGATATACAAGTATTTTGACAACATACTAGAGGGGATTCTTGACGATGCAATACCAAGCAAGGTTCACTATCACGGATTTAATTTTGTGTTTGAGTCTCATATATCTGAAAGACCTAAGTATGTCTATAAAAACGGTGACAGCAGATTTGCTGCTGTCGATTTAAATCTAGATTACTCTAGATATGATACAAGATATCTTAGAGAATCTTACTGGGACAATTCTGATATTAGAGAAGACATATTTACAGGTTCTGCAAATGTATTTGACAGAGATACTGCCGTCAAAGTCTTCTCAAGAAATAGATGAGGTTTTAAATTGAAAGTAATTAACATTAAGGGTTTTGAAAGTCATCTTTTCAAAGAGGGTTCTGGGTACATTGTCAATTATAGCAACATCGAAAGACATTTTGATAAAAGCAAGTCTCGTTACGTAGAAGATACTAATAAAAGAATTAAAATAGGTTTTAATGCTAGAGAAGAAAATAAAAGAATACAAAAGAATATTCTAGATCAAAGATATCAAGAAATAACACGAGAAGATCAAAGTTACAAAATAAAACCTTTCAAAGAAGAAAAAGAAGGACAAGTCCAACTTAAGCCTTTTCAAGAGTTTTATAGAAAAAGCTATGGTGATGCTAGCAAAAACGAGTTGTTTCTAGAATTAGACAGTATAGCATATCAGGATAGACCTAAGTTAAAAATGGTTGATTTTGTTTCTCTTGACGTTAGTGACATTCAGCGTTTTGTATATCCTATACAGTTTAATAAAACTAGTATACATAAACGTGGTAATAATATTGACCATTTTAACATATTAAGCAATATCAAATTTACAAGTATAGGTGTTGACAAACTAAGAGGAATAAGAGGTTTTGCAACAAAAAACGGTACAAACTCATTAGAAGAAAATGTTGAAGTAAAAGACTACTTTACAAAAGAAGAAAACCAATCTTTTCCTTTTGAAGATAATTTATTGCCAGGTATTTTGTATAGTAGGTCTGAAAGAGTTGTTTTAGAAAGCATTAACTACGACTATAACCCAATTACAAAAGTTACTTCTAATGTTGTAACAAAGTTTAAAAATACAACAAAAATAAGTAACGAACCAAGATTTGTTAAGTTTGAAGCACAGAAAATAAAGCCATATAACGATATTGACAATGAAAAAAATAATCCAAAAGTAAAGAATGATTCGCAAATATTCTACGACAAGCTTACTGATAGTAGTATGAACGATATTTTAATGCAAAATAAAAAATATTACAATGTAGTAGAAGAAGAAAGAATTTATGCATCTAGAGGCAGATCAATTGACTACTCTTTAAATAACGGTCATGATTCTTTATTTTATTATGAAAGTATAGATTGATATGCCAAAGATAAGAAACAAGCCTAATTTATTTTCAAATGGTTCGTATAGAAAAAAGTCTGGTATTTTAACTAGGTCTTTAAAAAACATAGTAAAAAAAGCAAAGTCTTATGATAGATTTACTCTTCCAGACTACAACTTTTTAAGCATATCTAAAAAAGTAAACATCAATCCTTACGATGATAACAATACAATAAATTTCGTATATGATAATGTCAATCCAGTCTTCTGCGTCGCCGACAGCTTTAAGACAAACAATAAGGTGCTACATTCACCTAACGAATTTGATACGACCGACAGTGTCAATAAATTAGTCACAAGAGGTATTTGTAGTAATTTTATCTTGGAAAATTTCGAAGACTTAAATTCATACTTAACACCTTTTGTTGACAATAAAAACAAAAGAACAGATCAAGAGACAACGTCTTCACATGTAATTCCAATTGATTTAGAGTTTACTGATGATTGTAGGCTTTCTTTTAATAAAAAGTCTGACACACCTATTCAAGTTTCTTTACTAGGAGAAAACTATAACGCACACAATGGTAATATTGTATTTTTTAACTTCGAAGATAAAAAATGGGAGCATCTGTTAGACATAGACAAAAACTATTTTGAAAACATTGATGAATTTTTAAAAGCACCTATTGCTTTCAATAGTTTAGAGTCTAACAAACAAAACAAAATAGAGCAATCAAGTACTGCAATCCCAATAAATACTTTTGGTTTTCCTTATGAGAAAAGATTCCAAGGTATGAAAAGACACCTTTTTTCTCTTAAACCTTACATATCTGACCTTTTTGTTTTAGAAGGTATTAGAGTTAACATATGTAATACGCTGAAAGCAGAGTCAACTACTTCAGATAATGCACCTATATTAAATTCACTTTCGTTTTTTGTCTTAAACCAAAGATCAAACTTAAATGGAGGATCTTTTGAAAATTTAGGTGAAGATACTAAGACAATTGAATTTTATAACACAAGTCAAATTAGTCTAAAAACTGTTACACACGAGATTGGGGGTATTTCACCTTCAATATACAACACTTATACAATAATGTCAAATACAGGTACTGCGAGTGAATCAACTCAAGTAATTACAGGATCAGTAAATCAAGGAAGCACATTATATACAGAAAAGCAGTCTTCACAAAGAGAATTAGTTGCCTATGCTAATTTTATTAATTATTCAAGTTCAAGTAGCGTTGACAATATAATCGATAAACAGAAAATTAAAAATGATGCAAACTATTATAACGAAACAATTCAGCAGCCTTCTTCGCCTTCTAATTTTGCTGAACTTGGTTATGATAGAAAGAGTATTGAAGCATATAATAAAACAACTACACCAGTTTACAATAACAGGTTAGAAACAATTAGTGAATTTCAGATTTATCCTTCTACTAAGTTTGAAACTAGATCAGGTTGTATATATAGATCAGAAAGATCATTAAGCACTGTATTTGAGCCTCAAAAGAACATAAAAACGTCTACGGATGACAATAATGTTTCTTTAGTGTTTGGTAGTGAAGTTAAAAAAGAAAATGGCTATGTTTTACATCCGAGTGACAACTTAATTCTAGGTTTTTCTTTCGATGCAAATAAAAATATAAATCATCTTATTACTTCAAAGCTTGGAAAAGACATTTCAATATTGCACGATAAAGTATCTATAGAGCTGATCGGTAGATATATGAGAGATTCTAAATATTTTTCAGACTATAGTCAAAATTATCATCTTAAAGGAACTGTTAATATTTTAGGTAATACGAAAAATATTGTTGACAATATAGGTTTAAGTAACATCTATCTTAATAAAGGAGCTTACTATGATTCAAGTGTATACATGACATTGCCTCTTGGCGGTGCTTTAGACATACCTAATATTGACTCAGGCGCGGAGTTCAACTCTAACAGTAGAGCTTTTAGTAGTTATTTGAAAGTTAAGAACAATAACGAAAAAATTATAGATAATGACCCAGCTTCAATAGGAGGAGCTATTTTTTATAATAGCTCGTTTTTGAGTTACTTAAACTTTGGTCAGCCAAAAGATAAGCTTTATTATTTTAAGTCTACAGCTTACAAAAACGATAATAGTAAAATATATTTTGTCAAAAAACTATTTATGACTAACTTCTTAACACAGAAGACTTCTACAATTACTAAAAATACGTCACGAAACGCAACAATTAACTATCCTAGTCCTTTTGTAGATCTACCTCGAGAATAGTTAACGTTGGTATTTAAGAAAAGTAAAAGGTGATCAATGTCAGGTTTTTTAGATAAAAAAAGCAGGCTTTTAGACTACAAGCTAACAGAAGACGGTAGAAGCCAGTTATCTTCAGGTGATATAAGATTTAAGTATTATACTTTTTCTGATAGGTCTATCGTATATCAAAGCAAGACTGCTGTTGACGGTCAAAAAATATCTGATTCTGAAATTTATTATTTACCTTTTGAGGTCACTACTGACCCAGGCCTTCAGACTAATCCAGAATATTTTTTGTCAAGTAAGCTTACATATGACAATCCTGTCACTAGCTTTTTTTCTGTCAATCAAGCACAAAGACTAACAGTAGAAAATCTTACATCTAGAAAGTTTTTGATTGATAAAACTCTAACAAATTCAAAAGGTATTTTTGAAACTAATTTTGTGTTTGATGAATTAACAACAAAAACTAATTTTGATTTTTATGATAGAATTGTTTCTAGAAAGTATCCAACTGTCAAGGTTTTAAATGAAAGTATAGAGAATATAGCAGACATTAAAAACGATCAAAGATTTGATGAAATATTAAAGTTTAAAAAAATGGCGCCGATCAATCAAGATGGAACATCTTTAATAGAAAACAGTATTGAATTAGAAGACAACAAAACTTCAATCTTTAA